TCGATATATATCTGCTAATATTAAGAATGTTCTATTCAAAGCAAAATCTTGGTCTGAACCATCAGCATCGACCAGATCCATAACAAGCAAATCAAAAGTAAACGTGAATGTAGTCTTGTTGATTGATGCACTTGTTTCGATTAAATGCACCTTTGTAAATACGTCTTGCGTTTCCAAGTCAGCCTCAAATATATCTCCTGTTGTAAAGGTTTTAACTTGTTGATGCTGCTCGCATATCTTCTTAAACGTGTTTACTATATCGATGTAGCTTTTCATTTCTTCTTGTTTACTTTGTTCCTTTCTTTAATGTAGGAGATGTATGTTAGTGTTTCGTTTATGTTGAGCTTTGTAACTGCTTCCATCTTTAAAATGTCATCGTTGCACAACATCATCAAGACGGAATACCAACCCCATCGCTTTCCAAAGTTTGCACTTGACTCGCTTTCTCCTCCTCCTGTAAAGACACCATTGTGTCGCTCAAATAGCCCTTCCCTAAACGATAAAAAAAAACCAAGCAACTCTGAGCAACTGATGCAGGCATCTTATTTAAGAATAAGTTTGCTCTCTCATCTATCTTTGCATCGTATTCCTCTATTAAGTATCTACCCTCGCCCTCAGTTGTAACTTTCCTGTAAAGTATTGCCATAATCATGTGCAGGTTTTTGTCTAAGTCTTTGCAAAGCATATCAATATCCATAAACTCGCCTGTTGAGATGTTCTGAATATCTGGATTGAAGCCATATTTAACACCCTCTATGCTTACTAATTTAATTAGTGATGTTTCGGTATTGGTCATTGCACAAAGTTTCTTGTACATGGCTAATAAATCAAGCACCTTAATTCTATTGATATTTGAATCGTCAACCTTATCGACCAAGAGCTTAATAACTTCTTTAGCTTTCTCAACTTCGTCAATCTCTAGCTTTTCAATATCAGCTAGTTTAATCATCTGCTTTAGAGTAATCTCGTTTAAGTCTTGTGGAATTATAACTTTCATACTATTAAATAGGTTTAGGTTGTTATTGTATAAAAATAAACAAAGCCCTGCATTTCTGCAAGGCTTCCAAAATCAAGTAATGTTTTTCTCTCCTTGATTTACGTATTATTGCCATCCTAATGGCTTTCCTACTAATTCAGCAGCTTTTGTAGTAAAGCACCACATTTTAAATTTTTTCATTTCCTCATCTGCCCAATCATCTTTTGTATAGTAGTCATAACTATCATAAATAAAACCTTTTTTTTGTAAAGATGATAATACTCCTGCAACAGATTTAGTTCTTGCTTGCGTACTCAAAAAGTCTGAATGTCCTTCTTCATTTTGGTAACTTTTAACTGTTTCTAAAACTTCTAATTCTAATTTTGTAAGTGTCATAATCTTTTTGTTTTGTGTTATTGTTATTGCTTGTCTTTGACAAATATATAAATTAATTTAATAATACGAACTATGTTTTTAAATTATTTTAAAAAATATTTTTACTTAATAGAATACCTACCGATGTTTGGTCTTGACTTTGTCATGATAACTGCGTACCTAATCGCATCAATAGCATGGTTGTAATTGTCAATAGGTTTGTTCAGCAGATAACCATTCTTATCCTCCTGCCATTTGTAGCTATTAAACTCATTGATAAGGTTTGTACTCTTGCTTGTTACTTTTAACGTGTAACGCTTAAGTAAATCAATCCCTATGTTGATACTATCCTTTCCCTTAGATGCAGGCTTTATATTAAACCCTAGTCTATATATTTCCTCGATAGATTTAGGTTCAGCAGAATCTCCGTAAATAGCTCTTCTTCTATCAATCCCGAAATTGTGTAAAGACTTAGCAATGTCTTGGTTAGTGAGACCTCGTTCATATATTAACTCATTAAATATTAAAGCACCCTCGTACTCGTAAACTTCTATTAATGCAGTTGGATCGTTTGTATAGCCAAAATCTAAACCAATTGCAATCTCTTTAGCATCTTCTGGAATCGTTCCAACAATCTGCACCTTGTTAAATATAATCGACTTACTAAACCCTCGCTCTCCCAATCCGTATATCTTCCAATACTCTTCATCAGTATGCTTTAGTCTTTCAATCTCATTAACCAATTCATCAGCTAAAAATGGATTGTCTAAATACGTTGATTTAATGAATGTACAGTCATCTCTGCTTAGTACCTTATCATATATCCAATGGTGTGTATCTGAGGGGTTGTAATCAATGTATATCTTCTCCTCAGTTCTTATTATCAGTTGGAAGAAATCCTCCCATGTTAACTCGTTTGCTTCATTGCAAAACAGGAAGTGTCTTTTTGTACCTCTTTTCTTTTGTGGTTGGTCAAGAGATATAAACTCAAATGTGTTACCATTTAAATTATAGGTGTGGTCAGATTTGTTGTGATGTGCTTCGTTGTACAAATCTAGGTTGCTCAGTATCTCGAAAAAGTCTTTCATAACTGAGAGCTTAAGACTAGGCAATGACTTTCTAACAATGCTAAATCTTTTGCCGGTATTCTCAAATGCTTTGACAATAAGAAGTTGACAAAGAGAGTAAGTCTTTCCAGATCTTGTCCCACCTTGATTCACTACAATTTTTGTAGGTGCGTTATAATTACGCTCAAATACGTTACTCGTCTTTATTCTTAGACTTGACAATCTCTATCTCTATTTTGTTAATCTTCTCGCCTTGTGTAGTTACATCAATTAGCTGCCTTTCATTTAAACCTAACTGAGTTTTTGCTGCATGTATTACAACGCTAGGCACTTTATCTTTGATGCACTCGTAGTACTTAGACCTTATAAAATCATGCTCTATTGACTCAACTTCTTTTACTTGATTTGCAAACTCTTCATCTTGCTTTAGCCATGCGTAATAAGTTACTCTTCCAACGTCAGCAGCTTTCAATGCAGTAGTAACAATTCCCAACGAACTGCTTAACGCTTTGAGCATTCGCTTTTTAGCTTCTTTTGTTCTGTTTTGTTCCATATCGTTTCATGTAATTAAGGTGTATCTCCTTTAATTGTTCTTTGTGTTTTGTCTTATCTCCATACTTAATATGGCATGGCCTGCATACTGCTTGCAGGTTCTCAATGTAGTCTTTTGTCTTGCTTCCTCCCATGCCTCGAGCATCTATGTGATGTATGTCATCAGCAGGAGAAAAGCATATCTCACATTGTATGTAATCGCTTACATCAAAGCCAAAGTATTCAAGGTATATTTTTAAATGTTTCGTCATTTTTTTGTATATTAGTCTTATATATGCGATGGAAGTGTTATTGGTTACATGCTAGGCTTCCTGCTTAGAGTTGGCGTTCGAATCGACCTCATCGCTCAAAGCCCTCCTCTCTTGGAGGGTTATTTTTTTGCCCTTGTACATTCCTGCACCTTTCTTGTCTATTTCGCTAAATGGAATAATAGGCACTGTTATCTTACACTTTTTGTCAATAAGATATATATACCTCAATTGATTCCCATCTAATGGTTTAGCACCTCTTTTTTTCCAATACCCTGCACTTTGCCCAATTTTTTTATAATTTGAATTATTTAATGTTTTATCTGCTACTACTTTACCATTTGGCATTAATAACATAGTTTTATTTTCTTTTAATCCAACTAACTTGAATCCACTTGCTCGATAAATTGTACCATCTCCACATTGACAAGCATCAGCATAAGACAATATCCATTTTATATGTGGTGCATTTTTCTTTAATAACTTTATACTTATTGCAATACATCTACTTTCTGAATACTTTGGCAAGTAATCATCGAAAGCCATTCTATTTAGCTCTAACATCTCATTCCATAAACAAGGTTTAACTAAATCTATTATTTTGCTTTTTTGCATTGAAGTACCATAACTCATAACTCCGTGCAACCTACCATCTAAGAAACAACCAAAATGCAGTTTTGAATTTGGTACAACCTTACCACTATAATGGTTTTTTTTTACAAAATCATTTGCTGCCTTACTTGGTATTACTTTTACTATTATATCTTTTGCTCTACCCATTGCTTAACTATTGCATAAAGTGAATTTCCGTTTCCGTTCTCATTTCCAAATGTTTCAACTATTTCTGGCTTTGCTAAAGTTAGAGCTTCTTTGATTGCTTCTGCTTGTGCATCTGCTAACGTAAATGTCATTTGTTGGAATGGTTCCTTATCTCCATCAGGCAAATCAAAATCATCTGTCATGTCATCGTCTAATGTCATGCCAAACTCATAGTCTTGAAAACCCCACTCTTTTAAAACTTCCATATCAAAATAACTAGAAAGCATATCAAAATCAAACTCTCCTGTATTTTTATTTAGTCTAACATTTAGCTCCATCTCAGCAGCTTCATCAAGCTCAACCTCAACAGTTGGTATTGTATCGTTTCCTAAATCAAACCAAACTTTACATCTTTGATGTCCTCCTACAATTATATCCTTTCGCATAGGGTTAGAATTAATCACAACAGGTTCAACACAACCAAATGTTTTCAATGACTTTTTAAGCTGCTTATATTGCTTATCTGTTAATTGTCTAGGATTGTACTCAGCAGGATTCAACTCTGAGATTTTTCTTTGCTTAATCTTTATAGGCTTCATATACTTCTTTTAAATCGTTTACTGTTTGTTTTACACAACTTGCACAACCTGTAACTTTCTTATTCATTCCGAATATATCGTTATAGATATTGGTTAAGTTCCTGTTTTGGTCATGCGTTACTCTATCGCCCTCAATCCCCTCAAACACTCTTTTAAGTATTGAGAGTTGGTCT